TGCTGGAACTCCAATGACTGTAGGGAGATGGGGAATAAAGGCATACGCCAGTATCTATTCTGGCGCATGGACAACAAACACAACTGGCGATAACTATATCGCCTACCTCTTCGCAACCCTAGATGGCATCAGTAAAGTCGGATCTTACACAGGTAACGGCACTAACCAAACCATAGATTGTGGATTCTCAACTGGTGCTAGATTCATCCTAATCAAACGGACTGACTCAACAGGTGACTGGTTCACTTGGGATACTGAGCGTGGAATCGTGGCAGGTAATGACCCACATCTATCATTGAACACAACAGCAGCAGAAGTAACAACCGATGACTCTGTAGACCCTGATAGTTCAGGTTTTATAGTGAATCAAGTAGCAGCAACTAATATCAATGTATCCGCTGGCGAATACATTTTTTACTCAATCGCATAGGACAATCAACTATGAAATACAGAAATAAAACTAGTGGCTTAGTTAGCACTCAAGGTGAGATCCGCCGAGCTAATTCAAACTCTTCATTCCCTCGTGTATGGGACTCAGCAGTCTGTGAGAGCCTAGACATTGACCCAGTACTTGAAGCACCTAAACCAGAGGTTACTAATCTACAACAAGTAGTAGCTGATGGTGTAGAACTTGATGCTTTAGGTAACTGGGTAAACAAGTGGCTCATCATTGATAAGTTTACTACTTATACTGATGATGCTGATGTAACCCATACCCAATTGGAACAAGAAACTGCTTACTTACAATCTCTCGAAGATATTGCTACTGAAGCACTAAGAGCAGAACGTAACAAGTTACTGGCGGCTACAGACTTCTATGCCTTGACTGATGTAACTATGAGTCCAGAAATGACTACTTACCGCCAAGCACTGAGAGATTTACCGGCTAATACGGTAGATGTATTTAATCCTGTTTATCCTGAGTTATTAATCGTCTCGTAGTTTAGTAAAGGAGGTGTAAAATCCTCCTTTTTTCTTTAAAATAGTCATTTATATAATGGTTTCTGCTTATGAATTGAAACTGAATCAAATTAAAATTATTATAAATAATATCACATAATAACACTTCGTGGATAGGGAAACGAAATGGCAATAAGTAAGGATTTTATAGTAAAGAGTGGGCTAGTAGTAACTAGTCCTTTAGGCGTGTCATCAACACCTATTACAACAGATGAATCTGGTAAGGTGGTATTACCTAATGCAATAATATTAGAGGATGGTTCAGACATCCCTAAAGCCAATTTAGTAATCACCCCAGAATCTTTAGCAATACAAGTTGATGCTGTTATGGCTGGTGATGATATGCCTTGGGTTTGGACTTGGGAAAACTCTTCTCTACCATTTGCAAGAACTCCTATCACAAATAGTTTTCAGTTATCAGTCCCTTTATATGAGGACGGAAATTATACTATTAGTAACTTTACTAATACGATTCATGGTATGTTGGATCAAACCCACGGAGCTTCACTAAAATGGGTTGATGGTGCTGGATTTGATAATGAAATATCTTGGGCAAGTACCAAATCAGTTGTATCAGAAAGTCACCCAGATATTAATGGTGGCGTTGCCATTGATGTTCAAAAGATAACGATTAATTTACCCACAAATATCACCCCACCAGTTCTAACTGCTCCTAGTGGTATTGGTTATATGGTTTCACATGCAACAGCTGGTTCTTATACATTCGGTGCTAGTAATGTTGGTGGAGGCGATTTAACATCGGTTGTTGAAGGTGATAATCCAAATATTGGTCCAATGTATAGAGGATCAACGTATACCTTTACCCTTGATGCATCACTTGCGGGTCATCCATTTTACCTAAGTACAGACAACGGAGCAAATTATGTTTCTGGTTCGTATGTTGGTGAATATACAACAGGAGTTACTGGTTCAAGGAATGATGGGTCAACAGGTAAAACGACATTATCCTTTGCTGTTCCTGCTGATGCACCTGATAACCTTTATTATCAATGTGGCAATCATAGTTCAATGCGTGGTGTTATTACCATTAAAGACTTAGCGGTTGAGGTTAATGACGCTGGTAACTTTGTTGTTTATTTCCAACATACCCATGAGGGCATGAAAACCCCTATTGAGTTAAGACCTCTTCCTACTCTTGTTAATCAGATGTGTCTTGTTTATGATGCATCAAATAACCAGTTTGTGCCACAAGATTTGGCAACCTATGTAGAAAATACACCATCATTCAAAAACAAGATTAAAGAAGTTGCTGGTACTGCAACACTTGTTGCTGCTGACGGAACTTCACTTGTTGCCTCTATTAAACTTTATGAAGATGCTTCGTACCTACCTTATGTGAGTAACAAAGGTGGTGACTTAGCTTATGCTAAAGATACTAAATACATTTATATTTGGGATGTGATCACAAGCGGTTGGGAAGTAACTGGTACCAACGTTGCTAGTGTAACTGGACTTCAAGGTTTACTTGATGGTTATGCACCACAAACAACAACATATACAAAGACTGAAGTTGATACTAAACTAGATTTAAAATTAAACATTTCATCTAACTATTCTGATTATAGATTAAAAGAAAATGTTGTTCCTTTGTCAGATCCAATTGATAGATTAGTAGCACTAAATCCTTCTAGGTTTAATTTTATATCTGATCCTGAAATTGTTATTGATGGTTTCTTGGCACATGAAGCACAAGAGATTGTTCCCGAAAGTGTTATTGGTACTAAGGATGCTACACGAACTGAAGTTTATGAAATATCTCCTGGTGTTAATGCTGAACGACAAGTTCCAGTTTATCAAGTAATCGATCTTGCTAAAATTGTTCCTCTACTAGTTGCATCTGTGCAAGAACAACAAAAGGAAATTGATACACTAAAAACTTTAGTCCAATCATTGTTATAAATAATAGTGTAAATAAGGAAGAATTTAATGAGTGTAATTAACGCTAGAATATCACCCGACAGTAAAAACATTAAAACACAATCTATAATAATAGGCGCCTCTAATAAACTTACAGAATTAAGTGATATAGATTCTTCTCAAATAGAACAAGGGTCATTGTTAATTTATGATGCAACCCTTGAAATATGGAAAGCAAAATCTACATTAGACGATGGAACTTATATAGAGTGCGGTCATTATTAAAATTACATTTTAAAAACAGGAAATAATAAGTATGTCAACAATTATTCGTATAAAACGTACAACAACTGCTGGAGATCCTTCTGTTTTAGGTGATGGCGTTTTAGCATACTCAGCAGCTGATTATGGAAATGTAGCGGGTGGTGGCAGATTATTTATTGGTGTCGGTGCTGAAACTGCTGGAGATGCTGCTTCTCATCTTGTTATTGGTGGACAATACTTTACAGATAAATTAGATCATGCACCTGGTACTCTAACTGCATCTTCTGCCATTATTACTAATACAGATAATAAAATTGATATTCTTAATGTCGATAATATTACTCTAAATGGTAATACTATATCAACTACTAATGCCAATGGAAATCTATCATTCACTCCTAGTGGTAAATCAATATTCTCTACTAATGTTGAACTTACTTCTGATTTATTAGTTACCGGTAATCTAACCGTTAATGGTACCACAACGACTATTAATACAACAGAACTTGTTGTTGCTGATCCTATTCTGTATATCGCGGAAGGAAATAATGTAACAAACTCTGTCGATATTGGTTTCATGGGTGGTTATAATAGTGGCACTTATGCACATACTGGTTTATTAAGAAATCATGCTGATAATGAATGGTATCTGTTTAATAACTATAGTTCTGAACCAACTGATAATACTATTAACTTTACGGGTATTAATCTTGCTTCTTTAAATGCTAATGTTATTGGTGGATTAACTGGTAATGCTTCTACAGCAACTACACTTGAAACAGCAAGAACAATATCATTATCTGGTGATGTTCAAGGTTCAGTTTCATTTAATGGTTCATCTAATGTTTCTATCAACGCAAATATTAATACTGCTTCAACTTCTGTTTTAGGTGTTGCTTCATTTAATGCTAATAACTTTGATGTCACTGCTGGTGCAGTTTCTATTACTGTAGTGGATGGCGGAACTTACTAGTATAAATATATAAAAAGAGGGGATTTTTATTCCCTCTATTATTAACACTATTATTTGTGAGTCATTTTTATGTCTAAACTGTTATTAAAAAAATCTTCTATATCCGGAAAAGTTCCACTAAATGCGGATCTGGATTATGGTGAATTAGCATTAAACTATGCTGATAATAAATTATACTTCAAAGATTCATCCAACGCAATAACATCTATCGGTAGTGGTGGTTTATTTGAAACTATAGTATATAATACCACCACTACTAATACCAATCAAATAATAGATTCTTTTGATATAACAGAATACTCTAGTGTTAAGTTTTTAATACAAGTTAAATCTGGTACTGATATTCATTGTACAGAAGTATTTCTTATGCATAATGGCACTAATGTGTTTTTATCAGAATATGCTACAATGTATTCTACAGTATCATTAGGTATTCTCGATGCCGATATATTAACGGGTACTTGTAGAATATTATTCTCTCCTACTAATGCTATTAATAATATAACTATTAAACGTATCGGTTCTTGAACTATATAAATACTATAAAATATATCGGAGTTAATTAATTATGGCAGTTTATGCAAACCTTATAGTAGATCAAGGATCAGATTTTTCATCAACAATATTCGTAACTGATAATGTCGGTGATATCCTAGACCTTACAAATTATACATCTAGTGCTCAAATTCGTAAATCCCATTCATCATCAACAGCAGTGGATTTTATAACATCTATACTGAATCCTACTGATGGGCAAGTGCAAATTAAATTGACCAATGATCAATCACTAGCAATGAAAGCTGGTAGATATGTTTATGATGTTGAAATTGTTAGTGATATTGGTGTTGTTACAAGAGTCGTTGAAGGTCAATTAGAAGTAACTCCTACCGTAACAAGATAATATATATCGGAATATAAAATTATGGCAAATCCAACATCAAGACCAACTCTTATAGATTATTGTCTACGTAGACTTGGAAGCCCAGTAATCGAAATAAATGTAGATGAAGACCAAGTAGAAGATAGAATAGATGATGCTCTTCAGTTCTATCAAGAGTACCATTCTGATGCTACCATGAGGATTTATCTTAAACACCAAATTACAGCAGATGATATTGCAAATAAATATCTTACTCTAAATGATAATATCCTTTATGTGAAAAGAATATTCTCTAATGCTGAAGGATTAGATAGTGCTAATGATATGTTCTCAATTAAATATCAAATGCACCTAAATGATTTCCAAGACCTGTCCTTTATTGGTGATCTTGTGAATTATGAAATGACTCAACAATATCTTTCTTTGATTGATATGAAAATTAATGGTGTAGGTGAAGCAATTAGATTTAATAGAAATATGAATCAACTTCATCTAGATCTTGATTGGTCAACAGAGATTTATGAAGGTAAATATGTTATAGTTGAATGTATGAGAATTGTGGATCCCGCTACTTATCCTGATGTTTACAATGATATGTTTCTTAAACAATATGCTACTGCTTTATTGAAACAACAATGGGGATCAAATCTTATCAAGTTTGAAGGTATGCAACTTCCTGGTGGTGTTAGTATTAATGGTAGACAACTCTTTGATGATGCTACAACAGAATTGGTTGCTATAAGAGAACAAATGCAACTCAATTATGAGATGCCAGCCGACTTCTATACAGGTTAATCAGTATGGCAACTAATGTATATTTCTCTGGTAAAGTGGCATCCGAACAAAATCTTTATTCTGATTTGATTATCGAATCTGTTAAGATGTACGGTCAAGATGTTTATTATCTTCCAAGAGAAATGGTATCGGTTGATAATATCCTTAATGAAGATATTGAATCCAATTATGATACCGCATATACTATTGAAATGTATATTGAAGGTGCTGATGGATTCGCGGGTGAAGGTGATATTCTTCAAAAGTTTGGTATTGAACTAAGAGATCAAGCAACCTTTATTGTTTCTAAAAGAAGATGGGAACAACTTGTTGGTGTTAATAATAACGGTATAAATTCATCTCGACCTGCTGAAGGTGATTTGGTTTATTTACCTTTATCTAAATCACTATTCGAAGTTAGATTCGTTGAACATGAATCCCCTTTCTATCAATTACAAGATCTACCAGTTTATAAAATTCAATGTGAATTATTTGAATATTCAGGTGAATCTATTAATACTGGTATAGATAACATTGATGATATTAATGTTAGTATTGCTGCTCAATTAACTTTAATTATTAATAATACTAATGCTATAGATTTTATTATTAACGAAAATGTCCAACAAGAAATTACTTTAGGTTCTGGTGAATATGTCACTGGTAGAGTAGTCACAAAAGAAATTGTTGATGTTGATAATACTAAAATTACTTTAACTGATTGGGCAACTACCGATGGTTTATATCATAACTTTAATAACACAACACCTCTTACAGGATTAACTTCTGGTGCTATTTGGGATGTTGTTGAAGTATATGATATCAATTCTGTTGTATCAAAAAATGCTTTTAGTGATGAACCTTATGCCGATAATCAAGTATTTGAACAAGCAGGAGATTCTATTATAGACTTCTCAGAAACTAATCCATTTGGTGACATATAATGTTGAATAATCATTTTTATCATGCCTCAATTAGAAGAACAATTGCCGCTTTTGGTTCATTATTTAATGATATAAAAGTTATAAGAAAGGATTCTGCTGGAGAAGTAAAACAAATTACAAGAGTACCTTTAGCATATGGACCAAGACAGAAGTTCCTTGCTAGATTAGAAGAACAAAGCAACTTGAATGATCCTAAAGTTGCTATTAAATTACCTCGTATGTCTTTTGAAATTACTTCTTTGACATACGATAATACTTCTAAACTTAATAAAATGAACAGGATGTCTAAACCTATTATTGGTGATCCTGATAATAAAAGTGTAGTATATACTAGTGCTCCTTATAGAATGGGTATTCAATTATCCATTATGGCAAAGAACCAAGATGATGCTCTTCAAGTAATAGAACAGATAATGCCATATTTTCAACCAGAATATACTATCACTATTAATGAAGTTCCTGAGTTGGGTATTAAAGGGGATGTTCCTATTGTATTAACTGGTGTGACTTTATCAGATGATTATACTGGTGACTTTATGACTCGTAGAGCAATTGTATATTCTTTAGACTTTGATCTAAGAGTAAGATTCTATGGTCCAGTTTCTACTCATGCTATTATTAAAACTGCTGCTATTGATTTTATTGATGGTGATACATTTGGGTTCTTAGAAGAAATCACTGTTGATGGTACTGTCGATCCTATAGTAATAGGTATTGATAATATTAATAATAATGTTAAAGATTAATAGTATCCCAATCTTTCCCAGTGACATATCTATTATACTACATTTTATAACAAATGTCAACCCACTAGGAACTAAATTATGAAAACTGAAATAGATGCAGATTATGAGTATGCAAGATCTAAATACTACGACATGATCACCAAGAATGATGAAGCAATTGATATGATGATGGAACTGGCAAGAGAACAAGAAGCACCACGTACCTTTGAAGTTCTATCTAATATGATCAAACAAAACTCTGAGATTGCCGATAGATTAATGGAACTACAAAAGAAGAAAATAGAAGTCATTAAATCTGGTGAACTTGAAACCCCAGCACAATTAACTCAAAATAATGTTTATATTGGATCTACAACAGATCTACAGAGATTGTTATTAGAGAATGTGAAAGATGTGACTCCAAATGAAATCGATTCAGAAAGTTGAAACAAAGGGGTATCTTGGTAATCCCCTTGTCAAAAAAGATGGTATAAATCAGAACTGGACTCAAGAAGAGATTGATGAATACTCAAAGTGTATGAATGATCCTGCATACTTTGCTAGAACTTATCTAAAAGTTATTCATCTTGATAGAGGTTTAGTTCCATTCGATCTATACGATTATCAAGAAAATATGTTCGATCACTTCAATAATAATAGATTCTCTATTGTTCTTGCTTGTAGACAATCTGGTAAATGTCAAACTTTTAATTCTTATATATATATTAGGAACAAGAAAACTAATATAGAAGAACGTATAAGCATTGGAGATTTTCATGAAAGAATTAAAAGAAATATGTAACAGAATAATTAAAGAATCTAACAACAAAGGTAGATCTAAACATGTGTTATATAAAGATAACATAGAAAATATCATATCCACGCATGATATGATATTTGAGAATATGAAGAATAAACCTATAGGTCAAAAGATCTCAAGATTATATAATGAATTGGAAAGACCTGATATTGGTGGTGTTACTTGTAGAATATGTAATATATATTACAGAGATGATATAAGACAACATATAATAAATTCCCATAATGTTACTATAAGTGAATATAAGGATAGATATGATTCTGCTGCTATATTGTCTGATAAAGTATTAACTAAATATTCTGATAGAATGTTAGGTAGTAAGAATCCAGCATTTCAGCATGGAGGGAGATTAAGTCCATTTTCAAATAAGTTTGTGAAATATCAAGATGGTTCTGTTGATTATTCAATTGAAGATGTTGTTAAAAAGAAGATGCAAAGTGTTAAAGATAATCCACAAAATCAACACACAAATATTGAATTTTATTTAGCACAAGGTTTATCAATAGATGATGCTAAGGCAGCACTATCAGAAAGGCAATCGACATTCTCACTAAAATCGTGTATTGAAAAATATGGAGAAGAAGCGGGAAAATTAAGATGGCAACAAAGACAAGATGTGTGGCAAGAAACCCTTAAAGATAAGACACCTGAAGAAATTGATATTATTAATCAAAAGAAAGGTACAGGAAGAATGAACCAATTGTTTAACAGGAAACCTGAGATGAAAAATATACCAGGTATATTATATCTTATTAAATTTTATAATGAAGATATAGTATTTTGGAAGGTTGGTATAACATCACGTACAATAAAAGAACGTTTTGGTTCAATGAATAAATATAATCTTAATATGGATATTATTACTGAAAATAAAAATATGACATTCTATGAGTGTTTTAAAGCAGAACAATCTATATTAAATTTGCATAAAGATATAAGAATTAACGTGAACTATAATGGATTTAAAACCACAGAGGCATTTGATGAACCAATTACTATCTGATAAAACTGAAAGAAAGTTTATTGAAGAATTTGATGTGAGTGATTATGAAATTCTTACAGAGGATGGATATAAGGATATAACATCTAGTAAGAAAACTATTGAATATGATGTGTGGAAATTGGTTACAGAAAATGGACATTTCTTAGAGTGTGCGGATACACACATCGTTATAGATTCATTTGGTAATGAAGTTTATGCCAAAGATTCTCTAGGGGTTATGATACAAACTATTGAGGGTAATAGTATAGTATCTTCAGTGGTTAAACCAGATTATCTTAAAGAACATATGTATGATCTGTCAATAGATTCGGATAATCATACATTTTATTCTAATGGTATATTAAGTCATAATAGTATATCATCTGTTGCATATCTGCTATGGTATGCTATATTCAATCCAGAAAAAGTGATCGCAATACTAGCAAACAAAGGTGCCACTGCTCGTGAAATGTTGTCACGTGTCACCCTAATGTTAGAAAACTTACCATTCTTCTTACAACCAGGATGTAAAACCCTAAATAAAGGTTCAATAGAATTCTCTAATAACTCTAAGATTGTTGCTGCCGCAACTTCTGGCTCTTCTATTCGTGGTTTATCTGTATCATTATTGTTCTTGGATGAGTTTGCTTTCATTGAGAATGATGCTACATTTTATACATCAACTTATCCTGTTGTATCTTCTGGTACATCTACAAGAATTATTATCACCTCAACCGCTAATGGTATTGGTAATGTATTCTATAAGTTATGGGAAGGTGCTAATCAAAAGACTAACGACTTTAAACCATTCAGGGTAGATTGGCAAGATGTTCCTGGACGTGATGAAGAATGGAAAAGACAAACTATTGCTAACACTTCTGAATTGCAATTTACCCAAGAATTTGGTAACTCATTTATTGGTGGTTCTGATACACTGGTAACACCAGAATGTTTATTAACACTTAATGCGATTGATCCAATAAAGGAAACTTATAATCTAAGAGTTTATAAAGATCCAGAACATGGTCATGAGTATATGATGTTCGTTGATATTGCTAAAGGTCGTGGTCAAGATTATTCTACATTTAATATTATTGATATAACATCATCACCTTTTGAACAAGTTTGTGTTTTCCAAGATAATAATATATCTCCTTTATTATATCCTGATGTATTATATAAATATGCTATGTTATATAATGAGGCATATATAATAGTAGAATCAAATGATCAAGGTTCTATTGTTTGTAATGGATTATATTATGAACTAGAATATGAAAATGTTTATGTTGAATCGATAATTAAAAGCAATTCTATTGGTGTTACAATGACCAAGAAGATCAAAAGAATTGGTACATCTAATATGAAAGATATTATTGAGCAGAATAAATTAAAGATAAATGATGCTAATACAATTATTGAGTTATCTACTTTTATATCACGAGGTTCTTCTTTTGAGGCATCACGAGGAAACCATGATGATTTAGTAATGAACCTTGTTCTGTTTGCTTGGTTCACTTCCACACCATTCTTTGGTGAAATGACTGATATAAATATTAAGAATTTATTATATTCAGAGAAAGTAAGAGCAATGGAAGATGATATTGTTCCTGTAGGCATTTTTGATGATGGTAGAGAAGATGCTTTTACAGTAGAAGATGGGGTACAATGGGAAACTATAAATACTGGTATGTTCTAAATATTAAATAGTATAAATAGTATTGAATGAGTAATAATCTTATTATGATTCTTATTACATTATAATCATTTTTTATAATCTTTTTGGAGAGGAAACAAATATGGGCTTTCAAGTTTCACCTGGCGTTCAGGTAAAAGAAATAGACCTAACAAATGTTGTTCCCGCGATATCTACCTCTATTGGTGGTTTTGCTGGTGCATTCAATTGGGGTCCCGTAAACGAAATTCGGATGGTAGGTTCAGAATCAGAACTTGCCTCAACCTTCGGTATACCCGATGATAATACAGCACCTTACTTCTTATCAGCAGCTGCTTTCCTGCAATATGGAAGAGCTCTTAAAGTTGTTCGTACCGCTACTACTAATTTAAACGCGACAAGTTCTGGTGTTGGTCAGTTAATCATGAATCGTGATGATTATGAGGAAGCGACTGTAACAGATTCTTGGGTTGCGAAATATCCAGGCATATTAGGAAACTCTTTAAAAGTTTCTATTTGTCCTGCTGATACTACTGTATTTGCTAGTTGGGCATATGCAGACAACTTTGATTCTGCACCAAGTACTTCAACTTATGCTGCTGCACATTCTTCTAGTAATGATGAAATGCATATAGCAATAATCGATGAAGATGGTTCTTGGACAGGTCTTGCTGGTTCTGTTCTAGAAACATTTCCATTTGTATCTCAAGCATCTGATGCTAAAGCAAGTGATGGAACTTCTAGTTACTACAAAGATGTATTAAACGGAAACTCTAATTATGTTTGGTTTGGTGATCATGACGCTACATTAGTAAATGCTGGTGGTCTTACTTCTGCTGTTGCAGATTTTAATGCTACTGTTATTGCTGCTGAAGTTTCTGATTCGTTTTCTGGTGGTACTGATGATAATTTACCTACACTTGGTGAACTTCAAACTGGATTTGATTTTTTCTCTGATGCAGATACTGTTGATGTAAATTTAATATTCTCTGTTCCTGGTGTTGATGGTGGTGAAGATGTTACATTTGCTAATTACCTTATTGCATTAGCAGAAGCACGTAAAGATGTTGTAGCATTCATTTCTCCTCCTATTCAAGATACTGTTGGTACTTCTACTCCTGCAACTGATGTAAAAACATTTGCTGATCAGGTAAGTTCAAGTTCTTATGCTGTTATAGATTCAACCGCATTAAAAGTATACGATAAATATAATGATGTATACCGTTGGATTCCTGCTGCTGGTGTTATGGCTGGTTTATGTGCTAACACAGATACAGTTGCAGATCCTTGGTTCTCTCCTGCTGGTTATACACGTGGTCAAGTATTAGGTGTCACTAAAATTGCTTTTAACCCTAAGCAAGCAGATCGTGATACACTTCACAAAGCAAGAATCAATCCAATTGTTTCTTTTCCTGGTCAAGGTACACTTCTTTATGGTGATAAAACTGCTCAAGCAAAACCATCTGCTTTTGATCGTATTAATGTCCGTAGATTGTTCATCGTTTTAGAAAAAGCAATTGCTACCGCAGCTAAATATCAATTGTTTGAACTGAATGACGAATTTACAAGAGCAATGTTCCGTAACATGGTTGAACCATTCTTACGTGACGTAAAGGGTCGTAGGGGTATTACTGACTTCGCAGTTATCTGTGATGAAACTAATAATACCGGAGAAATTATAGGATCTAATCAGTTTGTTGCTGATATCTATATTAAACCTGCTCGTTCAATCAACTTCATTACTTTGAATTTTATCGCCACTCGTACTGGTGTTCAATTCGCAGAAATTATCGGTCAAAAATAAGGGGATCTTAAATGGCAATTTTAGGCGTAGATGACTTTAAGTCAAAATTATTCGGTGGTGGTGCAAGATCAAACCTTTTCAAAGTTGAAATGGGTTGGCCAGCAGTAGCACTTGCGGGTTCTGGGGAATCTGAACTTGCGGGGTTTTTAATCAAAGCAGCAAGTTTACCTTCTTCAGTTATTGCACCAATTGAAGTACCATTTCGTGGTAGAAAGTTACAAATTGCGGGAGATCGTACATTTGAACCTTGGATTATCACTGTAATCAATGATTCTAACTTTGCACTAAGAAATGTATTTGAAAAATGGATGGATGGTATTAATGCACATTCTGCTAATACTGGTGTAACCAATACTTCAGATTATTTTGCGGATGCAAGTATCTATCAATTAGATAAGAGTGGTGAGCAACTAAAAGGTTATGTTTTTAGAGGTCTTTGGCCTAGTAACTTATCAGCAATTGATGTAAGTTATGAAACTGAGGGTATCCAAGAATTCACCGTTGAACTTCAAGTTCAATATTGGGAATCTGATACAACTAACTAGAAAATTATTATATAAATATAAGTGAATGGAGGGGTAAGAAATTATCCCTCCCCTTTATAACTTAGGAAAAATACTATGGCATCATTATTTGGATTTGAATTTAAAAGAAAGTCCCAAGATAAAGAAGACGATAAAAAACAATCGTTTGTTGCTCCAATGGAAGATGATGGTTCCAGTTATGTATCTGCTGGTGGTCATTATGGACAGTATGTAGATATTGGTGGTACTGACGGTGATAAGAATGAAGCAGATAATGTTAGACGATATAGAGATATAGCACAACATCCAGAATGTGATGCTGCTATTGAAGATATTATCAACGAAGCAATTGTTTCAGATTCTAATTCGGCACCTGTTGAAATTATTATGGATGACTTAGATCAACCTGATAATATCAAAAAGACTATCAAAGAAGAGTTTGAGAATGTTGTAAGGTTATTACAATTTAATCATTATGGTCATGAGATTTTTCGTAAATGGTATGTTGATGGTAGATTGTTCTATCATATCATTATTGATGAAAAAACTCCAAAGAAAGGTATATTGGAATTAAGACCAATTGATCCTACACGAATTCGTAAAGTAAAAGAGATTGATAAAGTCAAAGATCCTGTAACAGGGGCAGAACTTATCAAATCAGTTGATGAATATTACATTTATCAAGATACAAGTTTAAATAAATCTAATCAAGGTTTAAAGATTTCATCTGATGCAGTTCAATATACTACTTCTGGTTTACTAGAAGGTAATAAGAAAACTGTATTAAGTTATTTACATAAAGCAATTAAACCCGTAAATCAATTACGGATGATGGAAGATTCTCTTGTAATTTATAGATTATCAAGAGCACCAGAAAGACGTATATTTTATATTGATGTTGGTAACTTGCCAAAAGGTAAAGCAGAAGAATATCTGAAAGGTATTATGAACCAGTATAGAAATAAATTGGTGTATGATGCTTCTACTGGTGAGATTAAAGATGATCGCAAGAATATGTCTATGCTGGAAGATTTTTGGTTACCGCGTAGAGAAGGTGGTCGTGGTACTGAAATTACTACACTTCCTGGTGGCGAAAACCTTGGACAAATTGATGATATACTATACTTCCAAAAGAAACTATATAAATCATTGAATGTACCAGTAGATAGATTAGAATCAGAAAATGGTTTTAGTTTAGGTAGATCAACTGAAATTTCAAGGGATGAAGTTAAGTTTCAGAAGTTTATTAATAGATTACGCAAGAAGTTTTCTTGGTTATTACTTGATTTACTGAAAACCCAATTATTACTTAAGGGTATTATTACTGAGAGTGATTGGTATGATTTCAGAGAGAATATTGTTGTTGATTATATTAAAGACTCTTATTTCTCAGAACTTAAAGAAAATGAGATCATAAGAGAACGAGTTGGATTATTAACCGAACTTGATCAATATGTTGGTGATTATTATTCTAAAGATTGGATTCGTAAAAACGTTTTAATGTTATCAGAAGATGATATTAAACAAATGTCTGATGAAATCGATGAAGAAAGAAAATCGGGTGATATTCCAGATGAAGATGACATATAATATCTTGAAATATTAAATGTTATAAATATAATAATATAGGAATAAACATGAATAATATAAAAGATTTAATAGATAATATATCAGTGGGTGATAATACAAAGACTGTTGATATGTTTAATAGTACAATGAAATCCAGAATTATGGATGCCATTGAAACTCGTAAAGTTGAACTTGGCAATTCAGTATACAACAGAGAACCTGACAATGAAGACATTTAAAGAACTAAGAGAGTTTGTTGATATTCAAGAATCTGTTAAAAGTTATACTGTAGGCAAACATAAAATAACTATTGATAAGAACGGATCTAAATTCTCTGCTAGTATTGATGGGGAATTATTAGATTCAAGTTTTAAATCAGAAAAGGATGCTGTAACTTCAGTATCTGAGTTTATTGATTTAATGAAACTTTAAAGGAAATAAAATGTATCTTATTACAGAACATCTTGAATCTAATTTAGACTATATAACCGAAGAAAAGAACGGTAAGAAGAGTGTTGTCATTGAAGGTATCTTCATGCAAGCAGAATCTAAAAACCGTAACGGTAGAGTTTATCCGCGTCCAGTCATGGAAAGAGCAGTAGATAAATATGTTACAGAACAAGTTGTAAAAGGTCGTGCGGTTGGTGAGTTAAATCATCCGGATGGTCCATCTATTAATTTAGATAAAGTTTCACACAGGATTACCGAACTTAATTGGGATGGTAATAATGTTAATGGAAAAGCACTTATATTAGATACTCCTATGGGTCAGATCGTAAAGGGTTTGGTTGAAGGTGGTGTCCAACTAGGTGTTTCAAGTCGTGGTATGGGAAGTCTTGTTACTAGAAATGGTGTGAATATGGTTGGAGATGATTTTCATCTTTCAACTATTGACATTGTTCAAGATCCGTCAGCACCAGAAGCCTTTGTTAATGGGATTATGGAAGGTGTCGATTGGATTTGGGATAATGGTATACTAAAGCAACAAGATATTGAAAAATATGGGACTGAAATCAAGAAAGCATCTAAAAAACATCTAGCGGAAGCACAGATGTTGGTGTGGAAAGATTTCCTCTCAAAACTTTAACTCTAGATTATTAAAGGAATCTATTATGTCTGAGAAGACCAAAAACGAAGAGTTGGATCTTATTGAAGATATTACTGAAGTAGAACTCCAAGATGAAAGCCTTGTTGAAACCGTTGAAGTTACGACAGAGGAAATCGTTGAGGAAGTTGCTGTAGAAAAACCTGCTACTAAAGCAGGGTTATTAGCATCTATCTACGAAGAAATGTCTAAATTGGATAAAACCAAATTAGCAAAAGCCTATGAATCTATTCTTGGCGAAAAAGTCGAAATCGATGACGAAGATGAAGAATCTGATGAGGAAGAATCAAAAGAATCTGATGAGGAAGACGAAGACGATGAAAAAGTAGTTGTAGAGAAAAAGAAAAAGGGTAAAGTTAAAGAATCTTATGATTTTAAAGACGACCTTGACGCTTTAGTAATTGCAGATTCTACTCTTTCTGAAGAGTTCCAAGAGAAAGCTGGAACAATCTTTGAAACTGCTGTTAAGTCTAAAATCACTTCAGAGATCGAAAGATTAGAAGAAGAGTATGCTGTTCAACTTCAAGAAGAAAGTGAAGTTATCAAAGAAGGACTTGTAGAAAAAGTAGATGGTTACTTGAACTATGTAGTCGAATCTTGGATGGAAGATAACAAACTTGCAATTGAAGCTGGTATCAGAACTGAAATTTCTGAATCATTTATGCAATCATTGAAAGGTTTATTTACAGAACATTATATTGATGTTCCTGAATCTAAAGTCGATCTGGTTGATGATTTAGTTGAAGAAGTAACTTCTTTAGAAGAGCAAGTTAATAATATGGTTGGCGATAACATTAAATTGACAGAATCTGTTCAATTGTTAAAACGCGAAATGATTATTGATGAAGCTGCTAAAGATCTAGCAGGTACTCAATCAGAGAAATTAAAAGGTCTTGTAGAAGATCTTGAGTTCGAAGACGAGAAAACTTTTATTAAGAAAGTTTTTACTGTCAAAGAATCTTATTTTTCTGACAAACTAAGCGATTTCGATGTTGAAAAAGCTGAAATGGAAAATGGAAGTCTTGCTGAATCAGTACAACTATCATCTTCAATGGAAAAGTACTCTTCAGTACTTTCTAAAACACTTAAATAACAACAAACCCTAGGAGATTCAAAAATGTTTAATTCAGAAACCGTACAAAGTAAATGGCAGCCAATTTTAGAACACGCTGCAATTCCTGAAATTACAGATACATACCGTAAATCGGTAACTGCTGTATTATTAGAAAACCAAGAAAAAGCAATGACAGAAGAACGTTCTGCAATGGGTTTCATTAATGAAACTGCTGCTAACGCTACTAATGCTGGTGCTGCTCCAATGGCTAACTGGGATCCAGTTCTGATCTCTTTAGTTAGACGTTCTATGCCTAACCTTATGGCGTATGATGTTGCTGGTGTTCAACCAATGACAGGACCAACTGGTCTTATCTTCGCTATGAAATCTAACTATTCTACTCAAGGTGGAACAGAAGCACTTCAAGATGAAGCAAATACTGCTTTCTCTGGTGCTGGTACTCACGGTGGTGATTCTAGTTCTTTAGTTGGTGCTGGTGTAGATACTACTCCTGCTGATACTATCGAAGATTCATTTGCAATCGGTTCTGGTATGACTACTGCTCAATCTGAAGCATTAGGAAACACTGGTGCAGCATTTGGCGAAATGGCTTTCTCAATTGAGAAAACTTCTGTTACTGCTAAAACTCGTGCATTGAAAGCTAACTACACAATGGAATTAGCACAAGATCTTAAAGCAGTTCATGGATTAGATGCTGAAACTGAACTTGCTAACATCTTATCTGCTGAAATTCTTGCAGAGATCAATAGAGAAGTTATTAGAACTATCAACGTTAAAGCAAAATTAGGAGCACAGTCTAGTAATGTTGCTTCTGCTGGTACTTTTGATGTTTCTACTGATGCTGATGGTCGTTGGTCTGTTGAGAAATTCAAAGGTCTTATCATTCAAATTGAACGTGAAGCAAATGCTATCGCTAAAGATACAAGACGTGGAAAAGGTAATTTCATTATCTGTTCTTCTGATGTTGCTTCTGCTTTAACTGCTGCTGGTATGTTAGATTATACTCCTGCACTTTCTGCAAAATTGAATGTTGATGATACTGGTTCTACATTTGCTGGTGTTCTTAATGGTAGTATGAAAGTTTATATCGATCCTTATGCAACTCAAGACTACGTAACTGTCGGTTACCGTGGTACTAACCCTTATGATGCTGGTATGTTCTATGCACCATATGTTCCTTTAACTATGGTTCGTGCTGTTGGCGAAAATGACTTTCAACCTCGTATCGGATTCAAAACTCGTTACGGTATGGTTGCTAACCCATATGCTACTGGTGCAAGTGCAAGCGAAACTGGTACTAACCGTGCTAACCAATACTACCGTATCTTTGCTGTTGCAAATATCTTAGTATAGTTTGAAATTTACAAGGATGTAAGTTAAAAGGGGACTTAATTGTCCCCTTTTTTTTGTCTTATAAATACTACTATATTATCAATGTAGAGATTTATTATGCCATACGACCTTAATGTTAATTTCAAAAACGAAAGAACATCTATTCTTAGTGAAGATTTATCTTTATTAAATCCAACAGGGTTTAGACTTACTATTGATTCACTCAAATATCCTAATGCACAATTTATGGTTCAGCAAGTCGAACTACCTGAATTGTCAGTCACATCACAAACATTTAGTACACCACTTAGAGATATAAGTATGTCTGGTGGTAAAGTTGTCTATAGTCCTTTGACTTTGACTTTTTTAATAGATGAAGAACTCTCTAACTATCAAGAAATACATGATTGGTTGTTTGGTCTAGTATCAGAACAAGATAGTAGATCTGTAAAGAAATCTAGAGATCTTACTCTATTAGTTCTATCATCTTCTAATAATGTTATTAAACAAATTCAATTTATCGATGCCTTTCCAACATCCCTTGGATCATTACCATTCGATATTACACAAACTGATGTAGAATACTTAACCGCAACAGTGTCTTTCGATTATTCGTATTTTAAATTCTTATAGATATTCTTTTATTATGATGGAGGTTTTATTATGTTACAACTAGAAAATATACTTGAATTGTGGAACAAAGATTGTCAAATAGATAGACTGAAATTAGATGATGCTTCACTTGAAACACCTAAACTTCATTCCAAATATCTTCAACTTTATGCTATTGTTAAACTACAACACAAGAAATTAGACCTCAAATATAAAACACTACTTAAACATAAATTCTTATGGTATAATGGTAAATTGTCAAGATCACAAATGGATGATCTTGGTTGGGGGTATGATGCACTAAATGGTCTGAAAATCCTTAAAGGTGATATGGATAAATACTACGACTCCGATGTAGACATTCAAACAATGCAACTTCAATTGTTCGAACTAAAAACTGTTTTAGATACACTCGAAGAAATTATTAATAATGTTAAATGGAGACATTCAACAATTAAGAATGCCCTCGATTTTCGTAGATTTGAATCTGGTGCTTAATATATAATCAAGGTGAAGTAATGGAAATCATTAAAATTCGTAATAAAAATCATGCATTCCTACAGATAGAGTGCGATTACGGCATCGCTCAGGAACTATGTGACTTTTTCACATTCTACGTTCCTGGTTATAAGTTCATACCCGCATATAAGAATAAAATGTGGGATGGTAAGATTCGATTATTCGATATTAGATCTCATGAACTACCCTCTGGACTATTCCAATATGTAAAAGAATTCGCTAGTACTCCTGGTAGAGATTATGTAATAGAATTGGAACACTGTAACTACTACGGTATCCCTGATTCTAAACCTGTTATTGATATGAACTTTATATCATCTCTAACATTATCCTCAGGTGGCAAAGAAATTGTTCCAAGAGATTATCAATTAGAAGCAATACATCATGGTCTTTGTAATAAAAAAGCACTACTAATATCACCAACAGCATCTGGTAAATCTCTAATAATCTATATCTTATTACGTTATTACCTTGCTAACCACTCAAAGAAAATACTAATAATTGTACCAACCACTTCTCTAGTGGAACAGTTATATAAAGATTTTGAGGATTATTCACAGTATGATGATAACTTTGATGCGGAATCTATGTGTCATAAAATCTATTCAGGTAAAGCAAAGATATTTGATCAGAGAGTAACTTTATCAACTTGGCAATCTGTTTATAAATTACATGGACAATGGTTTGAACCTTATGGCATGGTGCTTGGTGATGAAGCACATAACTTTAAAGCAAAATCTTTAACTTCTATTCTTACTAAATGTAAAGAAGCGGAATATCGTTTTGGTACTACTGGTACTCTGGATGGTACAACAACTCATAAACTTGTATTAGAAGGTGGTTTCGGTCCTGCTTATTATGTGACTACTACTAAAAAATTAATGGATTCTGGTTCACTTGCTCAATTAGATATCTCTGTATTATTATTGAAATATCCAGAAGTGGAATGCAAGTTAGTTAATAAAGCAAAGTATCCAGAAGAAGTAGATTATATTGTTAGACATGAACGAAGAAATCAATTCATCTCTAAATTAGCATTAGATCAAGATGGTAATACTTTAGTTTTATACCAATATGTCGAGAAACATGGTAAACCTTTGTATGATATTATTAAGAGTTTAGCACATACAAGAAGAAAAGTATTCTTTGTATCGGGTGGTACTGATGTCGAAACTAGAGAACAAACTAGAACTATTGTAGAAACTGAAAAGAATGCTATTATTGTTGCTTCACTTGGAACGTTCTCTACTGGTATCAATATAAAGAACTTACATAATATCATCTTTGCTTCTCCTTCTAAATCACAGATTAAAGTGCTACAATCTATTGGTCGTGGTCTAAGAAAATCTGATGATGGTCGAGAAACCCGATTGTTCGATATTGCTGATGATTTGCATTATAGAAAGAATAAGAATTTTACTTTGCTACATGCCAGTGAAAGAATCAAAATATATACTAGAGAGAAGTTCAAATACAAAATATATGAGGTTTCCATATGAGTGAATTAGAAGTTGATATAAGGCATATTAAATTGGTGACTGGTGAAGAAGTTATCTCTTTGGTACTTGAAGTAACAGAAGGAGGTGTAATGGTTCTTTCATCACCATTACAATTGCATATCATAAAGAAAGAAGATATATATGGTTACACTTTTAGTCCTTTTATGCCACTTGGTGTTGATGGTGAAGTATTAGTATTAGTATCCAATATTGTTGCTTTTACTTATGTTACTGATGATATACGGGATGAATATATAAATGCTTCTGAAACACACAATGAAGAAACATCAATAGATGAACTATTAGTAAATGAAATGCCTTTTACCTCTACACTACATTAATAACCCTATCCCAATTTTCCCCGGTGACAGATTTATTATACTACATTTTATCATAAATGTCAAGCCCCTCCCCAATATAAAATAACCCTTTACTTTTCTATGAAAATGTAGTATAATAATTATATTATTAAAAGTAAAGGAGAGTATGCTCAATGAAACCACAAGATAAACCACACTACGTAAACAATAAAATATTTAGTAATGCGGTTGTTGATTATGTGAGGTCTGTTAACAAAGCAACCGAAGATGATCAACCAATCCCTGTAGTGACTGACTACATTGCTATGTCATTCCTAAAAATATCTGAAGGTCTAAGTCACAAATCAAACTTTATTCGATACACCTATAGAGATGAAATGGTGATGGACGGTGTTGAAAACTGTTTACGTGCTATCATGAACTATAATATTGAAACAGCGACTAGAACTGGATTACCTAACGCATTCTCTTATTTCACACAGATATGCTTCTATGCTTTCCTAAGAAGACTTGCTAAAGAAAAGAAACAGCAAGATATTAAATACAAATGGATTGATAATATTGATATAAATGACCTTGTTTCCTATGTAACTGAAGTCGAAGCATTAGATATGAACTCTGAAGTTTCCTTTGTAGAACAACTAAAAGAAAGAATCACTCTTGTAAAAGATAAAGATGAAAAAGTAAAGGAACTAATCAAAGAGAAAGAAGTAAAAACAAAGGCACTTGAATTCTTTATGGATGATATATGAAAGTAGCAATATTAAACGATACACATGCGGGAGTCAGGAACTCTTCGGATATTTTTATAAATTATCAAGAAAGGTTCTACTCTGAAGTATTTTTTCCTTACCTAAAGGAAAATAATATTACACAGATATTACATCTTGGTGACTATTACGAACACAGGAAGTACATCAACTTTAAAGCACTCAATGCTAATAGAAAACACTTCCTTGATAAACTGAAACTTAATGGTTTACATATGGATATTATTCCAGGAAACCATGATGTGTTCTATAAGAATACTAATGAACTTTGTTCCCTTAAAGAATTGCTTGGATATTATACTGGTAATGTAAATATTATCATGAACCCAACGGTTCTTAAATATGGTAAAACCTCTGTTGCTGCTTTACCTTGGATTAATTCTGAGAACTATTCTAAATCTATTGAGTTTGTTAATAATTGTAAAGCAACTATACTGGCGGGACATCTTGAACTTGTTGGGTTTGAAATGATGAAAGGTGTTATCAATGCACATGGTATGGATACAACAAACTTTAAACGATTTGATAAGGTTATATCAGGACATTTCCATACAAAATCTTCTATCGATAATATACACTATCTTGGTTCACAAATGGAATTCACTTGGGCAGATGCACATGATCCAAAGTACTTCCATATCCTTGACACCGATACTGATATCATAGAGAAGGTTCTAAACCCTATAACAATGTTTGAGAAAGTTGTATACAATGATGAAGAGTTGTGCTATGATGACTATGATTTTACGAAACTTGATGATAAGTTTGTAAAGGTTTTTGTAGTTAAAAAGAAAGACCCTTATTTCTTTGATAAGTTCATTGATAAAATACAAGATCGAGATATACATGAGTTGAAAATTGCAGAATCCTTTGATGAATTCTTGGGTGAGAATGTTGATGATGAAGGTGTACTAGTAGAAGACACCACAGAATTATTAGATTCTTATGTTGATGGAGTTGAAACTGAATTGGACAAACCAAGGATTAAACACTTGATGCAAAGTTTACTAGTTGAAGCACAGTCGATGGACATTTTATGATCACATTTAAAACCCTAACCTATAGTAATTTTTTATCTACAGGAACTAAAAGCACTACTATACTATTAAACAAATCACCATCTACTCTTATTATAGGACAGAATGGTTCTGGTAAGAGTACTATCCTAGATGCTCTATCATTTGCGTTGTTTGGGAAAGCCCATAGATCTATTACTAAAGGTCAACTAATCAATTCAATTAACAATAAGAATTGTGTGGTCACTGTAGAGTTCTCTATAGGAAAACATGAGTTCAAGATTGTAAGAGGTATAAAGCCTAATATATTTGAGATATGGCAAAACGATGTTATGATCAACCAAAGTTCTGCTGCTAAGGATTATCAGAAATACCTTGAGCAGAATATATTGAAATTGAATCATAAATCATTCCATCAAATTGTGGTATTAGGATCTTCTTCATTTATACCATTTATGAAGTTGTCTACAAACCACCGTAGAGAAGTCATTGAGGATTTACTGGATATACAAGTGTTCTCTAAAATGAACCAGATCCTTAAAGAAAAAGATGGTAAGATAAAGGAACATCTATTCAATGCCACACACCACACCGATAGATTAAAAGAGAAAATTGTTTCACAGAAGAAATATATTAAAGATATTGCTGAAATCTCGGATGATCAAATTAACTCTAAGAAAAAAGATATTGATAAGACATTAGAAACTATAGTGTCTTATAGAACTGACAATGAAACTCATCACACCTTTATATCAGAGAATGCCCATAACATTCAAAGTGAACTTAGTGAAATCACTAAGAAGAAACAATCACTAACCAATTTCATGGGTCAGTTTAATACACAGATAGCACAAGTGGTAAAGGAGTCAAAGTTCTATAGTGAGAATGATACTTGTCCTACTTGTTCACAGGATATTGATAGTATATTAAAGGATGTTAAATTAGATAAAGCAAAAACCAGAGCAGTACAATTAAATGAAGGTATCTCTAAAATCATTGATGAAGAAGTTACAATAGATTCACTGATAAAAGATCTAACCACACAATCTAATAGTATTATTAATAAACAAAGTGTTATTGACAGCAATAATAAGTCTATTAATTTACTATTGAATAACATCAAGTCTTATGAAAAGGACATTAATAGTATAACAGAAAAGAGTGGTGATTTATCTGAATCTAATGCGGAACTAGTTTCACTAATAAATCAACTTGATGTTAATAGTAATGAGAAGAGTAGACTTACAGATGAACGGGTTTATAATTCTGTTGCTGCTGAAATGTTAAAAGATACTGGTATCAAAACTAAGGTTATTAAACAGTACCTACCTGTAATGAATAGTCTTATAAATAAGTATCTCCAAGTGATGGATTTCTTTGTATTGTTTCATTTAGATGAAGGGTTCAATGAAACCATTAAAAGTAGGCATAGGGATGCTTTTAACTATTCATCATTCTCTGAAGGGGAAAAATCAAGAATAGATTTGGCTTTATTATTTACATGGAGACAAATTGCACGAATGAAGAATTCTGCCGCAACTAATCTATTGATATTAGATGAAACCTTTGATAGTTCTTTAGATAATGATGGAGTTGAAACTCTTATGAAAATCTTAGATACCCTTGAAACTGATACCAATGTGTTTGTTATTAGTCATAAGGGTGATATGTTAGACGGGAAATTTAGATCAAAGATAGAGTTTGTTAAGGACCATAACTTTTCAAATATAAAATAAAAGTGTTGACAAAGAAGTCAGTACAGGGTATAATTAGTCATAGTTTAAATAATAGAGGAAGAAATGAAAGGTTCAGTAGTAGTAGCAGTAATGGCAGCAACTATCATATGTTCGACAGCAAATGCTGATACATATGATATTCGATACGAAAAAGAGGTTAATAGAAGAGCTTTGAATTCCAGAGTAGCAATACAAAACCATTACGATCAACAACAACAGAAACGATTTATACAGGAATCGGATGCAAAGAAAAGGAGGAGACTTAGTTGGGGATTTACACTCGAACAACAAAACAATAAATATAAGTATACTGGGTGGTGAAAAATAAAGGTTGACAATGATGTCAAATTGAGTTATACTAACTTATACTAATAAATTATAGAGGTTATACAATGAACATCAAAGATGTTACATCATACACCAAAGAAGGAATTTACTCTGTTTACATATGGACAGATGAGTTTGTTGAAGTTGCATTCCGTAAAGATGATGCTATACCAGGACAAGATGATCTAATTGCTAAAGTTTGTTATGAGATCAACCATAGTACCTTAGCAGTGACCTATACAGAGACTTCTCCACTTTACATATTAAAAGAGAAGAAACTCCGTGATATTTTATTTTTACCGGACAACGGTATCTATCCAGATGCCCTTGAACTAGAAGAAGAACTGGAAGATATGTGTATATTAATTAGTCAAGTGATTGCCTAAACAAAGTTAATATATGAGTTATAATTAGTAATACTTTGAAAATATTTAATTGGAATATAAATGAAAAATTATAAAATTAAGTTTAATCTATACGAACAGTTCTTTGCTAACGCTAATAATACTCTAAGTGAGTTATTCTTTGCAGAATCTATTGAAGCAGCATCTTTGATGTGCTTTAGGAAATATGCTACTGGTGTTGTTGTTGATATTTTAGCAATCTCCGAGGCGTGATAAATGAAACT